GCGTGCGCCGAGAAGTACATCGCCGCCTCGGCAAGCGCCGCCGCGCGCGCGGCCTTGCGCGCCTCGATCGGGTCCAGCCCGTTGAGGATCAGCTTACGGGCGTCGTGCACCCGGTCGCGCGCCTCGGCGAGAGAGAGGACGTCGAGCGACCCGAGCCCCATGTCGCGCCGCCGGCCTGCCATCTGGTAGCGGAGCACCCACGAGCGCCCGCCGGGCGTGATCTGCACATAGAGGCCGTTGCCGTCGCCGTAGAAGCCGGGCTTCGTCAGCGCCGCGATCGTGCGCACCGTGAGCCCTCTTGCCTTCTTCGCCATCGCTTCCTCCCGTCCCTATCCATCACCTTGTAGAAAGCTGTACCCAACATCCTATCCATCATACGTCGACAGTTTCTTACAAGCAAGGGCGGTAGACTACAATGAGCATTTCGGCGATTTCGTGAGGTTCTATAAGGATTTGGCGAGGTTTGGCACGCAACTACGGGGAGAGTGGTGGCGGAGGGGATGGGATTCGAACCCACGATAGGGGTATTCCCCCTATAACGGTTTAGCAAACCGCCGCCTTCAGCCACTCGGCCACCCCTCCACCGATGAGTGGTGTTGTCACGGCGTATGCCGAAAGGCTTGTAGCCGCGAGGCTTAGCGAGTGTCAACCGCGGCACGCGATCGCAGGCACTAGACAGGAACAAACCCAGAATTGGTACCCGATTGGCACCACCTCACAGTTTCAGCGCTGCCTCGATCGCCGCCGCCGCTGCCGTGTCCTTCTTCGAGAACCAGTGCGTATAGGTCTTGAGCGTCAGCGCGGCCGAGCCGTGGCCGATCCGGCGACTCACCGCGAACACGTCTAGGCCGGCGTCAATGAGGGCTGAGACGTGTGTATGCCGCAGGGCGTGGAAGGAGACCTTGGGCAGCTTTCTCGCCACCACCACCCGCCCCCAATCGCGCGAGAGCTTATCCGGCGACAGGGGCGAGCCGTCGTGCTCGCAGAACACGAGCGCGTCATCGGCCGGCCTACCTAAGCCGAGGGCGAGTCGCAGCTCGAGCTGCTGCTTGCGGTGTGCCCGGAGCACGTCGACCACGCTCGGCGGCAGGGAGACCGTGCGCCGCCCGGCCTTGGACTTCGGCGCCTTGAAACGTAGCCCGCTATTGCTCTCCTCGAGGCTGCGCTCGACGCGGAGCGATGCGCCGTCCAGGTCGATGTCGCCCCATTGAAGGCCGCATAGCTCCCCCCGCCTCAGCCCGGTTCCGAGCGCCGTGACCGCGATCGGGTAGAGCGCATGGTTGCGGAGCTTGGCGAGACTGTCGGAAACTTGGTCTGCTGGGATGATTTCGATCTCATGATCCTCGACCTTCGGCGGCTTCACGGCGCTCGCGACATTCCGAAATACACGCTTGCCAATGACGGCGCGCGCCAAGGCCCGGTGTAAGACGCGATGGGCATGCCCGACCGTGCGGGCGCTCAGCGGTTTGCCGCCCCTCCCGCCCGATGCCAGAAGCTTGTCATGCCAGTCCTGAACGTCGGCCTCACCTAGCTTTTGCAGGGCGATGGCGCCGAGCAGCGGATAAATCTGTTGTTCGGCAAGCTGGCGATAGCGCTCGGCCGTCTTGGGCGAGATGCCAGCCGGCGCCGCGAGCCATGCTTTGATGTAGATCCTCACCGTGAGTGCGGACGGCTCAACGTGTTCGCCTTTCCTCATTTGTTCGGCGATCTCCACTAGCTTCGCCTTTGCATCCTCGCGCTTACCGTGGACGGTTTCGAGGTGATAGCGGCGCCTGCCGGTGACGGGATCACGGGAGAGCTCGACTTTCACGCGCCATGACGCCTTGCCACGCTTGGTTATGTTGCCGAGCCTCATGCTTCCCCCTCCTCCTGGACCATCGCCTGAACATCGCTGGCGATCTTTTGCAGCAGCGCAGTCTCTATGACCGCCTGAATCCGAATGCCGTCTTTGGCCTTGCCGATGAAAGAGGACGTCGAAGAGGACGTCGCTTCCTCGATGCTTGCAGGCAAATAATTGCGGTACCGAATGTGCGCCGTCTCATCCCGGCGTGAGATGACGATCTCCGTCACCCGGTCCGCCATACCGTACGAGAAGAGGACCGCTGAAAAAGCACTGAGGAAGGTATCGGCGCGGGTAAAGTGGCATTTCCCCATTACAGGTTTTGCCCGAGCCAACGCTCGAGTCCGTTGCGGCACCTCGCCGAGCACGGTGGTGCAGAGCTCTGCGATGAGCAGGAGCGCTACTGTTTTTGGCGTGGCGCGGACGCCGCTTCCCGGACCCCGACCCTCCTCGGCCTCAATAAGACCGGCTCGCACTAGAGCGCGCTGGCGCTCATAGAGAGCCGCTGGCGTCGTTCCGAGGAGACGCGCTAGCGCTGGAATGTAGCCCTTAAGCCCCGCCATGCGGCACCTACCGTTACCAGCAGGTATATACCGGAATATAATGGTGGCGGCCACCACTTTCTTCTTGCAACGGAACAGATCGAAGCATAAAAGGTGGTGAACACCACCTTTAGTGAAAGGCTAGCCATGAACGCCACTAAATCGCCGCTCTCACCGATGACCTACCGTATTGAGGAGGCGGCACAACTACTCGGCGTTGGCCGGAATCACGCCTACGAAGCGGCCAAAAGAGGCGACATCCCCTCGATCAAGATCGGCAAGAGGATCTTGGTCCCGAAGGTTGCGCTCGACCGCATGCTCGCGGGCGGTAAGGCCGCCTAGAGCAAATCGCTGCGTGAGGCGCCGGCTATCCCATAGATGGCAAGGACCAGCACATGCACGGCCCGCCCAAAGATAAGGGGCGCAAGCGACCTACATCGCCAGCGCCCCAAGTCAAAGATAGGCCCAACAAAAATAACCGAACCGCCCTTCCGCAGCAAGCGCGTAAACGCGCGCGCCTGCTTGCGCTCTACGCCGGCTGGATGGCCCCCACCTTGCGCAGCCGAGGGCGCGCGCGATGAGCGGGAAGAAGAAGGAAAAAGGCAAAGGCCGAAAGTTCGTCTGCCTGAATGAGTGGGTGTTGAATGGCCCCGCTTACCGCGCTCTATCCTGTCGCGCACGCTGTTTGCTCGTCGAGCTCTATAGGAAATATCAGGGCGAGGAGAGCGGCACCAACGGCAATTTGTATCTCTCAGTGCGCGACGCTGCCACCGCGTTGAATTGCACTAAAGACACCGCGGCGCAGGCTTTCGACGAGCTGGAGGCATTCGGCTTTATCCGTGTCGCCGTTAAGAGCGGCTTCTCGTGGAAGCACGGAATCGCCACTCGATGGGTGTTGACCGAGTTCCCCTACGCCAACAGTCTCGCCGAGAAGATCTTCATGCGGCTGTCGGAGGAGAAGGCCAAAGAGATCGCCGCCGGACTCAAGCGTAAATGGGCTGAGCAGAATCGAATCAGGGCTGAGCGGAGCCGCAAGAGGAAACGCGAGCGAGCCGCGAAGCTGGCAGCGGAGAGAAAAAAACGCGGTCCTAATCACAAGGACACGGTGTCCTTATCACAAGGACAGTGTCCCGCTGATAAGGACAGTTTCGGGGCGCAGTGTCCTAATCACAAGGACGGTTTTGGCCAAAATGGCTCTGAAAGTGTCCTAACCACAAAGACAGATCTAATATACCAGGATAGGGCGGCCGTTCAGGCGCTGGCAGCTGCGCCAGCGAGAGCGGGTCGGTCGGGACGAAATCCTCTCCCAGCACCGGCATCGTCGCCCGAAATCACACCTATCCCTTCTTCCCCAAAAAATTTGGCGCGCGCTCGCGCGAAAAAACCGCGCCGCACGGATCTGCGCGGCCAGCAAAGGACTGGTGATTGAGATGAGCGAGCAAAAGCCATACCTCGGCATCGGCGATCGCTGGCGACGGCGCGAGCGCGACGGCCGCAAATGGACAGAGGAGGAGTGGCAACGTTCATTCCGCGCCGATCGCGGCGAAGTGTGCGTCGGCTGCGGTTTTGAGCTTAAGCCCGACGAGTCCGTTTTTAGCATTCGATCCGAGCTGCCGCGAAAACAGCTCCCCGGCGTTCTGATTTGGTACCCGGCAATCATGCCTGTGTGCCTGAGTTGCGGCGAGCTTCAGGGGTGGACGCGGCATATGCACGGACGTCTATGGCTGCGGCAGGCCGACGCGCTATGTTTTGAGCAGAAGATTATCGGCGCGCTCCATCCGCAAGCCCCGCTGCTTTTGCTGCACCACCTGCCAAGAGCGCTACTACAAGCGCCGTGCCCGCGAGGCTGCGGCCAAAGCCCGTCGCCGCCGGTGCGCGATCTGCTCAATCGAATTCGTCCCGAAACGAAAAGACGCCGTGACTTGCTCGCCGGCCTGTCGGCAATGGGCGTATCGCAGGCGCAAAGGTGCGGGTCCGTTACGGCTGAGCGGCAGTTTCAAGCGGATATTGCCGCCGAGCCGTAACGCCGCAAAACCGCGCCGCGGCGGCTCCGCGGCCATTGAGTGAAAGGGATTAGAAATGGGCGAAGCGAAGCGTAAGCGGGAAGCCCAGAAGCGCAAAAGTGCAGCGGACGATTCGACCTTTATGCGGCTGCGCGTGCTTGCCGCTGACGATGCACTAACCGAGCAGATGGCGGGCGATGATCTGCTGACGCGGCTTGTATCCGAGCTATTCCAGCGCTTGCCGGACGACGGTGCTCCATGCCTCAACCCCGACTGCGGCGCGCCAGTGAAATCCGACACGCTGGGCGCAATCGTCGTCCTCGAGCCGTATGACAGAACCAAGGTCGACGTGGCCCATGCGGCCATCCTCTGCGCAAAATGTACCGCAGCTGTCGCCACCAGCAGCATCAGCACCACATCGATCGCCCAGTGGATAGGGCAGCTGGCGGGACGCCCACATAAGCGGCGTCTCGGCAGCATAAGCGAGATCGAGCGGAACAGGGGCAACGCCTGATGCCAAACCGCCCCCCACTTCATCGGCCACCCGGATGGCGCCCTCCTGCCCGAACCATGCAGGGCACGCGCTCCGACGTCTACGCCTCAGCCCAGTGGAAGCGGCTGCGCGCCAAGCTCATCGGCGAGCGAGGCCGGAAGTGCGAGCAGTGCGGCCGCGCGGGCTTCGTCATCCTGGATCACATCCGGGAGCTTGTGGACGGTGGCGCTCCGTTCGACGAGGCCAACCTGATGCTGCGATGCCCGAGCTGCCACGGCATAAAAACGGCGCAGCAACGCGTCGAGCGTGGCGCGCGACCAGCGCAGCAGCGCAAGCCTAACAGCGGGCCCGTGTTCGCGTGAGACGGGTAGGGGGTTCCAGTGCCCATGACCATGCCTCTGGCTAGCGCCCCGGGGTTTTGCGCGAGTTTCATGATCGAATCCAGGTTTGAACTTCGGTGGAGTTTTCGAGGATGAGTGGCAAAAAACGCACGTTTCCGCGGGTTCCCAAGCACCAGGGACGGCCGCGGAAGCCAAACCCGCCCGCGGCAAGGCCAGTGCAAGCGGTTCCGAGGGCGCCGACGTGGCTATCAAAGCCGGCTCAAGCCGCGTGGAGGCGCGCCGCGACGCAGCTCATTGAGCGGCGAGCGCTGACGCCGGGCGATTTGACCGCCTTGGAAGCATTCGCGAGCGCTCGGGGGCGCCTGGTCGCCGCTGAGCAGCTACTAGCCCGCGAGGGGTTGGTGATCGTCAGCACCAATGGAGGCGCGCCGATGAAGCATCCGGGGGTTTCGATCATCAACGAGGCCTCGTCGGTCATCAAAACGCTCGGCAGCCAGCTTGGACTCACGCCCGCGAGCCGCAAGCGCATCGCGACGGACGGCGATGGCGGTGGTGATGACCCTTGGGACGGACTGCTTGATTGAGCCCAGACTGATGCAGCAGAAGAACGGGACGGAGGCGCAGCGGGAAGTTTCCGACACCGTGTCGCAAACTTCCCCCGAGCCGTTCACCGGCAGCCGGTTCCTCCAAGGGAAGATTGCCGATCCGCTCGGCAAGGGCGCGCGCGCGGTCGCGTTCATCGAGAAGCTCAAGCACACCGAAGGCCCGCTTGCTGGGGAACAATTCCGGCTTCACGCCTGGCAGTCAAAGATCGTGCGCAAGGTCTTCGGCGACGTCGACGCGCGCGGTCGGCGTAGGATCAGAACCGTCTTCATGCTCTTGCCGCGGGGCAATGGCAAGACGACGCTGACGAGTGGACTGGGCTTGCTTACCACAGTCGGGCCGGAGCGCGACGCAGCCGGGCAGACCGTTTGCGCCGCGGCAGATCGAGAGCAAGCGTCGATCGCGTTCAACGCAGCGTGCCGGATGGTTCGCGCCGATGACAATCTCGCGCGCATCACGCGCATCGTGGATTCCCGACGTTCAATTTTTCACCCCAAATCGAATTCGGTGTATCGGGCAATCTCGCACGAAGCGTATAGCAAGCATGGGCTGAACGTTTCGACGCTGCTCGCGGATGAAATCCACGCGTGGCCGACCCGCGAACTCTGGGACGTATTGGTGAGCAGCATGGGGAAGCGGCAGCAGCCGCTCACGATCATCACGACGACCGCGGGGTGCGGGCGCACGGGCATTGCCTGGGAGCTGTACGCCTACGCGCTCCGGGTTGAGCGTGGCGAGGTCGATGACCCGTCATTCCTCCCCGTGCTCTACCAGGCACCGCCCGACGCGGATTGGCAAGACGAGAAAATCTGGCGCGCGGTCAATCCCGCCATCGCAGCGGGTTTCCGCTCGCTCGAGGAAATGCAGATCAGTGCGCGCCGCGCTGCGGAAAGCCCGATGGCGCGCGAAGCTTTCAAGCGGCTGTACCTTAATCAATGGAGCGAATCGATGGCAGAACCTTGGCTGGAAATGAGCGTTTATGACGAGTGCGCCGGTGCGCCGGTGACGCTCGACGATCTGCGCGATAAACCATGTTATATCGGCGTGGACTTGGCGAGCGTGCAGGACCTTGCCGCAGTCGTGGTTGCCGCGCGTTATAACGGCGGTTGGATAGTGTGGGCGCGCCAGTATTGCCCCGAGGCCGCGGTCAGAAAGCGCAGCGCTGCCGGGTTGCCCTATCTCGAATGGCAAGACGCTGGTGAACTCGTCGCGACCGCCGGCAATTCCATCGATCAGGATTTAATTTACAACGACGTGCTCGACCTCTGTCGCGAACTCGATGTGCGCAAGATCGGCGTCGATCGGTGGGGGGCGACAGGCTTTATGCGGCGGCTGATGGACCGCGAGTTACCCGTTGTCGAGTTCGGGCAGGGGTTTGCGTCCATGACTGCGCCGTGTCGAGAAATCGAGCGATCAATCCTCGAACGGAAGTTCCGGCACGGTGGGAATCGACTTTTGAGGTGGAATTTCGCGAATATTCGCCCTGAGATAGACGCCGCGGCAAACGTCAAATTCAGCAAGTCGAAGTCGGCCGAGAAAATTGACGGCGCTGCGGCGTGCGCCATGGCTATCGGCGTCGCCCTTACCGATGATGGCGACGGCGAGCTCGTGTCCTCGGGGATGTTGTATTGAGCGCCAACGGCATGGTCGAGATCGGCAGCGGCAGGGCGACGACCGCCGATCTCGTCCAAGAGCTTCGGGTGCGACTGCCAAATGCGAGTGCCGGCGACAAGGCGCCGATCATGCGGCTGCTTGCTCACCTCGAGGGCGAGGATCCCGTTCGAGGCCGGCCGCGTGTTCCCGACGACGACGTCATCGCCGAGGCGAGGGCGTCCATCGCGCGCGGCACGCTTCGTCGCGTGGCCATCGCCGTCGCCGTAAGGGAATTGAGAAAGCGGGAGTCCACGGATCCGGAAAGCATCGCGCGCCGCGTGCGAGGACGGCTGCTCAACGAATAAAGTCGGATGAAATTCTATTTTTGTTTCCGCCTACCCATGCCATTTCTGTTTCTCGCGAAGGAGTTTTCATGGCAAAGCCCGATGTCGTCGCCGAATTGCACGCGCTCTCCTCAGCGATCGAGGACAAAATCCGCGAGCGCGATCGCCTGCTAAAAGTCGTGCTCCAGCTGGAGGCCACTGGCGCCGCGCCGGATTACTCGGCGCTGAAGGCGGTGCAGACTATCACCGCAGTCGGCTTGCTGAATGGAAAAATGCCGGAGGGCGCAGCCGAGGAGGTGCGCTTGGCCTGGGCTTTGAATCGCCGCAGCCTGCTTGCGACGGAGATCGAGCGCGACCGCGGTACCGAGACAGGGCTGCGCCATGACGCCGCCGATATCCTTGGTGCCGACGAGCTCACCGAGTGGAACGCTCAGCTCAAAGCGCACACGGCGCTGCTGGCGCGGCTTGAGGCGAGTCAGAAGAAGCTGGGGGAAATCGACGCGCGCTGGGTAAAGAAAACCGGCGGTGTGCGCGACCTGCCGATGCGCGCATACATCGTTCAAGATTACACCGATGCCGTCGCGGCGCGCCGAGACGAGCTGCTGTCCTTGGCGCGGGCTGCCAACAGCCGCGGCGACGAAGACGCGCGGCCGATGACGAAGGCGAACGAGCCGCACCCGCCGGAAAAGCGATGGTAAATTGCGCGGGTTCGACATGGCCCGCGGCGGGGGTCAGACGGGTCGTGCCCCGCGGAACGAGAAAAACCCCGTCAGCCTTTGGTGTCTCCTCCTTTCGGCACGCGATGGGCAAACATCGTCCCATCGATGGGCGGAGCGGGCCTCGTGCCCGCCCGCTTCTCTTTTGAGAATGAGGTAGGAACCTTATGGCCAAGAAATCTTCTTCCGGTCCGGTTGTCATTAACGACCAGTCAAACGCGATCAGGGTTCAGTCGTCGCGCGCGCCAATGCCGCCGGGCAGCATGCAGAAGAGCGCCGACATCTACGCGCCGGTCGTGCCCGTCACCGGCAATTCCGAGCAAAGTGGCGACATCACGTCCAATCCCTATCGCCCGGACGATGCGGGCTTGCTTGGTGGCGCAAGCTCGCCTCCGTCCGCGTCCGATATCGTGCATCCGACGAGCGATGAGCTGAAGCCCGGTCCTGGCGTCGGCCTGCCGCGGCCGGACATCGCCTGATGTCCGCGACGCATCGTGCGCTGCTGCCGACGACGATCAAATCGCTCGGTAGGAAGTCGCTCGCCGATCAACGCAAAGTCCGCGTCATTGCCTCGACCTCCTCGCCGGATCGGGTTGGCGATATCGTCGTGCAATCCGGTATCGATCTCACACAGTATAAGAAAAATCCGGTTGTTTTGTGGGGCCATGATCACGACCGCCCGATTGCGCGCTGCGTCGACATCGCCGTCGCTGGCGGCCGACTGATGGCGACGGCGGCATTTCCGGAACCGGGGATCGATGCCGATGCAGATTGGGCATACAACAAGATCAAGGCCGGCCTCGTCAATGCGACGAGCGTTGGTTTTGTGCCGAAGGCATACGAGCCCATCAATCCGCGCGATCCCGGATCAGGCTATCGCTTCACCAAGTCGGAATTGCTGGAGTTCTCGTTCGTCGCGATCCCGATGAATGCCGAGGCAGTTATCGTTGGCCGCGCCTATAAAGTTAAACCGAAAGCCAAGACGCGCGAGGTGCTGACGCCGCACCAGCGCGAGCAAGTGGCCGCGCGCATCATCCTCGAGATCGCCGAGCGCGAGCTGCGCGACGCGGAGACGGCCGAGGAATTTGAGCGGGCGAAGAGCCGGCAGCTACAAGCAAAGCGGACGTTGGGCCTGCTCTCACCCGACGACTGGCGGACATGATGCGCAAGCCCGCCAAGCGCCGGCGCATTATTGCATGCGCGCCGACCCCGCCATGCGGCTCCATCGCCGATTCGGTGGCGCTTTTGCAGGCTGCGCGAGCCCGAGGAATCCTTGCAGAGCACGAATTCGACATCGGCCTGAAGCTGCTGCTGCGGCGCTACGGGCTCGTGCCAACGGTGGTGTTGAAATGAGCATAGTCGGCGAGCTGGGCGCAATCATCGCATGCACAGCAGCAATCCTGCTCTTGCTTGGCATTTTTCGATGAAGGAGACATGAAAGTGCTGTCAGGACGTGTGAAGTGGTTTAGCCTCGAACGAGGCTTTGGCTTCGCGGTAAGAGACGACGGCGGCGGCGATGTTTTTATCGGATCTTCAGCTCTTGCCGCCGCCAACATCGCCTGCGTCTTTGAGGGCGATCGGCTTGAGTTTCTGATCGATCAGGATCGCCATGGCCGCGAGCGCGCCGCCGAGATTCGAATTCTCACCACGCGCACCGGTGGGGCCGCATGACAGACACAATCCAATTTGGCGGATTCGTGTGCCGCGGCAATGACGCGCCATACGCTTGAGCCCGGCCGTGGCCATTGGGCGCGAGCTGCGCGGCTCTGGCCCGGCGCCTCTTCCGGCGAACTTCGCGCGCTCGCAGTCGTGCTCCTCGGGTGGGACCACGGCAAGCTGCCGCTCTCCGACATGAGGTATCTGGATCGGCTGCTCGGCCGCGGCGATGGCGATGATTTGGGCGGCTGGCGCCCGCGCCGGCCTCGGCCGCGCTTGCCGGCGCCAGCGGGCCGGACTCTCGAGACGCTATGACACGAGCGCGCGCGCAGCCCGGGGCCCCGAAGCGGACGTTGGAGATCAGGGCGAGCGGGCAACCACACCACCGAACCCGTTCGCACCAGAGCTCCATGTGCGGGCAAAAGCACGTACGTCTGAAAAGAGCACGGAAGCGGACCTAACACCGATCGCGCTATTTCTTCGCCTATGTGCC